GCTTCTTCAACAGCATCAAATTCTAAATAAACTTTGTTTCTGTCTGGATGATATAATGATAATAATTTTTGTAATGTTTGTTTTTCTTTAGGTACGTATAATTGACCATCTGTAAAAACAATGTGTCCCAATCTAGCAACACCTTTAAACTCATCAACAAATGGAGTTTTTTGGTTAATAGTATATTTTAATTCTCTTTCTTCAGCAGATGCTTCGTCAAAATAAAATATATTTTTGCTTTTGATTGTATATGTTAAAGGGGCTTTGCCTCCTCTTAAATAATAAGTTCTGTCCTTAATTTCCCATTTAGGAGCAGATGCAACTTCTTTTGCCATGATATAATAAGATTAAATAATTAAAAAAATAAGAAGTACCCCTGAACTTAATCAGGGGTATTCTTAAAAATGTACTATTAGTTTAACAACATAAAGTTGTTAGCACCTTGTACCACTAGACATCTTTCAGATAGATAGTGTACTTCCATAGCATCTAAATCAGATGTGTAAGCTCCACCTACTGAACCAGTAGTCCAAGACTTCATACGACGATCGTCAGCTTCAGAAGCTCTGTATCGTACGTGCAAGAATGGACGCTTGATGTTTTTACCTAATGTTTGATCATAGATTGTTGAAGTACCTGCAGGCACTAATACTCCCCGGATGTCAGTAACTAGTCCACGAGTAGAAGCGTCATTTAAGTATTTCCAATCAGTTTTGTAAAAGTCATAAGAACCTCTGCGGAATCCGCTAAATCCTAAGTTAAGGGCCATATCTTCGCTGTTTGAGAAAACACCGTAAGAAGTACCACCTGAACCATAAGAGTTTTGAGCAGCAAGCATATCATCAATGTTCAATGATACAGCACGATTCAAGAAAAGCATGTTTTCTTCAATAGCACCTTGCTTGTCAAGTTTCTTAAGGATTTCATCGAAATCAGCAAGATCTTCAGCAGGATCGTTGCCATCAACACCAGCAGTTACGTGACCACGGTCTTCAATAGCGGCAAATAATCCTTCAGTTCCTTTAATACCTGTAATTCCAGCAGCACCAGAACCAGCAGCAGCGGTTTCACCTTCTACTACAGCCATTTCAAGATAATCTTCGAAACGAGTGCGAGTGTCACCTTCTGCTTTTAGATACCATAAATAACCAGATTGTCCAGACTCTCCAGTTACTTCAACCCATCCAATTTGAGATGCATCAGATCCAGATACTTCGTATTTGTCTTTGATGATGATTGGTTGGTTAGTGAAAGATTGGAAAGAAGGAGTAACTGATTCAGAGATACCAGTAGTTCCTTTAGCAAATTCAGAACCATAAACAAATAGGTTTACAGCACCATCAGAAAAGTCAGAATCAGTTGTGAAAGCTGCTTTATCATAACGTTTTGCAGTAATAGTATTTGTAGTAGTAGCTGAAACATAAGCTTTAACAGTAGTAGAACCATCAGAAATTACGATAGTTTGTCCAACACGTACTGCATGACCGTTAGCGGTGATAACACCAGTAGCGGCAACAAGAGTACCTGCATAAGATAAATGTAGTCTTCCTTGCTCAGACCATACAACCTGATCAGAAGTCATTGGCATTTCAGCACCTACCATACGTAAGAAAGAAGAAACTGAACGATCACCATATCGCTCTACTTCTGCTTCATACAATTCTGGTAAATATTGCTGAGACCAATCGTTTGCACCACCTGTAAAAGAAAGGTAGTTTGTAGATAATGTTTGTTTAACTGGAGCTGGAACAGCATTTAAGTTCGCACCGCCAGTTGGAGTAATAACTGCCATTGTAATTATTTTTTAAATTATTTTCTAAGTTTAATTTTTAGCTTAGAAGAATCATCACCGGCAATTGCTCTCACTTTTATTCCGCCTGCTTCAACAACTGGGCTTTTTCGCGCATCCATATTTATATTTTTAGATTCAGCTGAAATTTGCTTAATTGCATCGGCTTTTCCTTGCTCATAAAAATGATTTGCAAGTGCATCAGCGTTTTGAGCAGCAAACAATGCTTTGTGGTAACCTTGCGCATCGGATAACATATTATTTCCGTCTAAGAATTTACTTACAACATTCATAATATTACTTTGCACTTCTTTTACCGAGTTTACATCTGACACTTTGTATCTAAATTTAGAGTCACCAACTTTAAAATCAAAACCTTTGAAATTTTCGTTAAATACCTCATTAGTTACTTTGTCAAAATGTTGCTTTTGTTTTTGCTCAATAGCTTCTGACTCAGATCTTTCTTTGCTATATCGATTGAAAAAGTCAATAGCTTTTTGTTGATCGGGGTTTAACTTAGAATTCAACTTGACTTCTTCGTAATATTTACCCTTTAAATCTTCCAAAAAGTTTCTTGCTTTTGCAATTTCTTCTTTATAAGCTAACTTTTTTCTTTTAATATCTCTTTCTTCATCTATTTCTTCATCATATGAAAAAGAATCTTCAATTAAAAAATCAATCTCATCTTTATCTAAATGAGATTTAGTTTGCCTGTAGTATTCATATAATAAAGTGGATTCATCAACATTGCTATAATCCGCATTTAATCGGACATAATCTTCTAATGTACCACCTGTTTCATTCATAAAATCGACTACCTTTTGAATATTTTCTGGTAGTTCAATTTCATTTGATTTTGCCGCCTCTTGAATTACATCTTCTTTTGTAACTTCTTCGGGCTTTGTGGGTTCAGCATCTTCAGTATCTTCTATTTTTTCTAAGACTACTTCAGTTTCTTTTTCGTTTCTTTCTCCCACTTCTTGCAGTTCCATTTCGGGGTTTCCCCCGCTTTCTTCGCCCTGCTGTACGCTGCCCAACACGCTTTCTTCTGTGCTTTGTTCTTGAACGGCATTTTCTTCTGTTTTAGTTTGTTTTCTTAAGTCTACTTTATAGACTCCTTCTTCAGCCTTAGTATCAACACCGGCTGATTCTAAAACTTTTTCTTCTTTTTCAGCTGCTGTCGGTTGTTCATCGACAACAACTTTAGCTGTTTCTTCTGACATAATATAATATTATAAAATTAATAAAAAATGTAACTTACGTTACCTTGGCTCAAATTGCTCTAAACCAAATCCACCAAGTGTATCAAATCCAGCTGATTCAAATGATTTTGGTGGTGTATTATTTTTTCTTTGCTCTATAAGTTCAGATTGTTGCGAAGCTTGAATTTTAGTTCTTTCATCTTTACGATCTTCTTTATAAGCTTCTCTATCTTTAATCACTTGTAAATCTAGTTCTTTAAGCTGTCTATTTAGCTCAAACTCATGCAGCATAAGTTCTTTTTTAAGCAATGCTTCTCTTTCTAATTTTTGCATTTCTAATTCATGTTCTGCAGATTTAAGCTGTGCTTTCGATTGTGTAATTGCTTGTTGTTTTTGAACATCAGCTTGTGCGGCGGCTTGTGCAGCAGCGGCATTAGATTGAGATTGAGCTTGAATGTTTTCCATTTGCATTGCTCTGTCAGCCTCCATTTTTTTACGTCTACGTATTTTAAGAAGTTGATTAGCAAGTTTAAGATTTTTTATTTCTCTAATATCAATAGCATCTTCAAGATAAATTTGTTCTTTACTTAATGCCATTTGAATATTATTTTCTAATAATTGCTTTTCTTCTTCATCTGGTGATAATTCTAAAAATATACCAAAATCATGCAAATGCAATTCATCTAAATCTTTTAATATACCAACATTGTGTTTTCCAATACTTTGTATAAAGCTATTTTTAGTATTAGAATATTCAAGCACATCAGATATTCTAAGTGCTATAGCTTCTGCGGTTTTTAAAGTTAAATACAAACCAGCCTGCAAAATATGTCTTGTTGCTGTATTGGAATTTGCTGCTGCAAGTTTTTGCAATCCTACTAAAGCATTTTTATCAGGAGTTGAACCATCGCGTGCCTCATTTAACCCAGTTACATCACGGATCATTTGCAAATAGTAATTATAAGAATTAATTAAACTTGCAATTTTAGCGTTAGCCCCTGAAGTTTGTAGTTCTTGAATTGGTACTCGGCCATGGTTAAATTCACCATCTTGGGTCATTGAACGACCAATAACAGAACCTGTTTGAAAATACATATTAAGCGCTTCTTGCGCGTTGTAATTTGTTCCATTACCTAAGTCTATTTCTGCAATACCATCAGCGTCTAAAAATACTCCATCAGGCACCATTCTTGATAATACTTGCTGAAGTTTTAAATGTGTTATTTGAATCATGTCCGCGAATGTTGTCATTCTACTTACTAACGATTCAACCGCTCCTTTATATATTCTTGGCGCTACAATATTATAGCTAAATTGTGCTTTTGTGGTGTCAGACTTTGGTCTAGTCATATTTTCAGCAACTTGCCATTTAAGAAGTTTATTGCTGCCAATTACTTTAGCTCCTTCATAAATAACATCAATAGATCTTGAAACTTTTTCAAATCTAGCTCTTTGATCTTTTGGCGGATTAAAGCTATCATCTTTCTTTAAAGCTTTAGATGCACCACTTGCTGTTTCTTTTATTTTGTATACTTGATTTTTAAAAGTCTTATATTCAAAATACATTACATATACATAAGACTTATCTTCAGAGTCCATTGCAGAATAAGATTTATTATACATCATAGAAGTATTACCTTTTCCTTCGATGTCTTTAATATCTTCGTCTGTTAAATTTGGATATTGCTTTTTAAGTTCTGTTAAAGATACTCTTCTAATTTCACCAACATAATATATATCGTCAAAATATGGTGATTCAGTATAAGAATAAACAATATCAGCGGGATCTACATAATCAATTTTAATTCCTTCAGATGTATTATAACTATTTTTGGTACAACCCATTCCAATAACAGTTATATCATAATCTACTCTTTTTTTAAGTAATTCGTATTTATTATAGTCTAATACATTATTAATAGCCTCTTCTTGGGCGATTTCAATAGCTTGTTTATATTCAAGCTGCATATGCAAAGCTAATTCTTCTTCAGTTTCAGGAAGCGTTGCTTTATCATTTTCATATATATCCATTCCAAGCTCGGCTTGAACTTCATCAGCCAGTTGTTTGGTTTGCATATCTTTAATGATAGACTCCATATAATCACTTCTTTTTTTAACAGAAGCTGGGTCTTGAGAATATGCTTTTATATCATAACTTCTTTCGGATATACCATTTACTACTATATCTACAAATTTAGGTATAATAGGCACAGGTTTCCAATCAAGGTTTAAGTAAGATAAATCTCCATTAATAGATAACTCATCTTTATATTTTTGTATTGATTGTTCGCCTCTAGCATATAATCTTAACCGATGAAAGTTATCACGATTAGCAAAATAACGAGCGGTACCAGAGTCTCTTTTAAACCATTCGGCCTCTATAGCTTTAGAAACCTCCATGCCATACTGCAGGCTGCTTTTTTCACTATCTGAAACTGCTTGGCTCGGAAATATGCCTTTTGTTTGTGTTTGTAACATTTATTTTATTATTTTTGAAATACTCCCTTGATTATTATATCTTTTAAATCCAAAATCTAAGGTTTTCTTAGTTATTGTTTTTTTAGGTTCATATAAATGTCTATTGCAAGCCATGATAGCAAGCCCAGAACTTATTGTTGCATCAAACTTTGTTCTATTATTTATATTAAACTTAGACCAATCGTTTAATGTTTTATTAAAATATATATTGCCATAATTACCATTTTCTTGCAAACCAACATATTTTTCAATATATGATTCAATAGCTGCGGCATGAACTTGTTTTATATCTTCAGAAGAGTTTGGCATACCGCCGATTTCTCTTTCTGTAACAGATAGTTTATTAATACTTTTATCAGGACGGTTCATAGAATAACCTCTATAACCTCTACGTTTTAAATAATATAATAATCTTGGTTTATTATTTTCCGCTAATAATGGCATTCCATAAAATACTAATGCCATAAGTACATCTTCAAAAAATATTTCAGCTGTTTGAGGCCTTGCTATATATTCTAAAAAAAATGTATTAGCTGGAGCATCTTCCATACTAAATTTTGTTAAGCCATGCAAAGAACCTTTAGAGCCTCTACCGTCTGTTGTTCCAGATATATCATATGAGTCACATCCAAAAGCACCAACGTGTTCATTTCCTGGATATTTAGCCCCATTTTTTGTTATTACACGATTTTGAAGATTTGAAGGTGGAACCCAAGATATATTAAATCTACCATTAGAATCTGGATAAAATATTACTTTACTGTCTTTTATTCCATTTTCCCACGAAAACGAACCTTTAATGACAGCGCCAGACCTGAAAGCATCTTCATTATAATCAATCTGCTCATATATTTTATTTAAATTAAATATGCTATTTTTAGTTTCATCTCTAAAAGCATGCTCTTCTGTACGTGGAAACTGCCGATAATATTCATTTAATCCATCACTGTCGTGTTTTAAACCATCAACTTCGTTTTCCCAAAAGTCAATTACTCCAACGGATATATATTCTCCATCATTTCCAAGGACGGGTTCTTCTGGAGTATCAAAGACAGGGTGTCCGTAAGAATCGATAAATCCCTCGTAGTTCCACTCCATAGGGATAAACAAACTATATAATCCCGAGCTAGTCTGTCCATTGCGATTTCGTTTGGTAACATCTGAGTCATTGTAAAGTTTTTTAAAATTTTCGCCGCCTTTGTCCAGCGCATTGGATGTTGAACCCATCATACATTTGCCAATGATACGACTACCAAGTCTTAGAGTTGTTTTTGTAACCCTCCAGTTATTTAATATATTATCTGGTTTTTCCCATTTACCAGATTCGTCATGAACCAACAATCTAAGTTTTTCACCATCATAGCTGTTGTCCCCTGTATTTTTCCAATCTATAGTTGTATCAAGCCCCTCTAATTGTTTAACTTCACTCGTGGTCGTAATTGACTTTCTTGTGAGCTTTGAAGCCGGTACTCTGTACGCCAGTTCTGATTTTGGCCTGTCCATTCCGTCTTGTATTGGCTTGAAAAAGAAGGGGTAGTTAACGGATATTGGTACAACTTTATCTGTAAACATCTTCTTTGCATCTCCACCGGACTTAGATAATATTCCAAATCTTGCATCTGACGTAATTGTTGCTTGGTTAACGGTTTCCCCTGAAGCCATAAAACTAAATCCAGAGCGTCGATTTTTGAGGTAGCACATCCCATAACACCGTTTATCAGCTTTGCATGCTTCCCAGAATATAAAGAATAATCTATTTGCTTCTCGAAAGTCTGGCTTCCCAACATCAATCTTGGTGTGCTGCAAGTACATATAATGAGAACCAGTAATATAAGTAGGTATGTTTTTGTTGTTAAACCAATAACCTTCTTCGCGTCTGGTAAATTCTCTATCAATATATGCATACCAATTTTCTTTAAATTCAGATGGATAATTTTCCCAATCAAATATACTTTTTATATTTTTTAATTCTTTAGGATATTGATGAGGCACCCATCTATTATT